GTGCAATACGCTCAGATATTTCCAGCATAGCACTGGCAACGGGAGGGGCTTCTCGTTTGGCTGACTGTTGTACCCTTAATAGATAGGACGCAATGTCAGAATCCGCTAGAGTCTTAAACCTCTTCTTCATATCGACCGCCCACTCCTCGAGCTTGCGGTCTCGCTTATCCCAGTCCGGTTCACCCGTGGCTGGGATAATGATGTTATCTTCTCCATATAGCTTGTCATAGTAAGACGCCTGGGCAAAGTCATATACATCAACATCAGCGTTAGATAATATACCCAAAGAAGATTCCCGTCCAAAAGTAAACAGCTCGTCTACACCCCTAAAAGCTCCCTGTGGCCCGGTAAGGGCACGTCTTTTATCTGAAGCCTCTTTACGTATCTCTCGTACATCTGCGTAATATGTTGTTATGTTTTGCATTCCATTAGCTATAAATGCGTCTTCAGCTACCTGTAAAAAATTCTGCTCCTCTACTAAAAGGCGGTCTCGTTCAGCTTTGTATCTAGTGTACTCGCTAGCACTATTCCGAACCCTCTCGTCAATCTTAGCCTTTGCCTTCTCCCAATCCTCTGGAGATAGAATATCTGCAAAGCGACCTTCTTCTGTCATTCTTTTAATGTTCTTGCGATAATCGCCGGCAACCTCAGAGAAGCTTGGCGTCTGGTTGCCCGACAACAATCTCCTGATGCTGAGACTAACATCAAAGCCACGCCCATCATTCCATCCACCCTTACCAATGTCCCTTAGATACTCTGCCAGTTCGCCTTCAGTCATACTGAAAGCTTCCTGTAAATCTACATTGGTCGGGCCTAGTTCCAGAACCGATGCATACACCTCATCCAATGTTTCATTAAGGGATTCATAGCTACTCTTTATGCCAAACAATTGGCCGAGTCCCTGGCCTGCTGCTGTCGCAATGTCTGCTCCACCACCCAATACATCGCCTTGTCTTATCTGTTGCACCCCTCCATATGTCCTCTGTATTAAGGATTCCTTACCCGGATCTGCACGGAACAGTTCGTCCCAGGCAAAGGGAATCAGGTGTTCCGCCAAAGTCCCTATTGTTTGTCCGCTCATTAGGCTATCAAAATTACTTACATGTACTATCTCGCCATCGACTAACTGCTTGCCGACAATAGGACGTGTAGTCTGGCCAATAGCATCCGTGCCCGTAGCAAGATCCATAGCTAGACTTGCAGCAGGTCCGCTAACTAATCCCCGGAAAGCCTTGAAGCTCTCGTCTATTCCGCCCCCCTCTCCTATGCCATTTGCCACAGCAAAGAATGGCGTTGATGCTATTCGGAACATTGTATCCCAGGGGCCGAATAAACTAATATCTAAATCCCCTACATGGATACGCATAAAGTTTGGGTTGAAGTGCCACTTACCGGTTGCCTCGTCTCGTAGCCAGGGACTGATATCTGTTTCTTCTCCCATCGCTTCATTGATAGCAAAGGTAAGGAATGTTGCCGTGCCCATCATTTTACTCATGTATTGTTTGGCAATGCGTTCCTGTAATGTAGCCCTATCTCCTTTAGCGGCTCCCTTAATAGCATGGCCTGCGAAACTCATTCTGGCGGCAAAGAAGCGTGGTGCAAATAAGAGGAACTGGCCTATACTGCCACCATACCCACGCTTACCCACACCGGTCATTACGTTTACTATAGAAGATATCTGTGCTGCATCCCCACTATCTATGAGTTGCTTGGTAGTCATCCCTGTATCCACCATTCGTAATTGCATTTCAGCATCAAAGAGCTGATATCGTAGTACGTTGCCGTAGTGCGTAAATGCTCTGTCAAAGTTTTTCAAACCAGGAAATTGAGCCATGCGCCTATTAAGGAACATATCCGGGGCATTGCCTAGTATGGCCAACCCAGAACTGGCAGCTTCTAGTGGTGTTGCCCTACCTGTTTGTTTAGCCAACACATCTTGTAGCTGGAAGAACTCTCCAACAACCTCGGGTCCTGCATGAACAAAAGCTTCCCAGGAATCACGAATGGCAGTGATGCCATCACCCCGTCGGTCAGCTACAAGTAAATGCTGACCCCTGCCTGTACCTTTGCGCAACGGGTCTTCTACGACACGACGTAGTGCATCGTTCATAACCGTAGACCACCCTTGAATACCCATAGCACTCATGTCCCCAGTTGCACCATAGGTTCTCATCAGATTGTTAAGAGCCATATACGCTTTGGCAAAACCTGATGGATCTGTAGTACGCTTTATAAACTCTTGGCTCTCTATGATGGCGTCTCTAAATAATACCGGGAAATAATGTCCCTCAAGTCCAATGCCGGATAACTGGCCCATACGGCCCGTGACCTCTTTTTTCATCTGTTCCATATCACGGGTAGCCTTCTTGAATAATTTTGTAAGTCTCTCTTTCTCGGCCTTGTTCCAGCCCTTGTTGGTCATCAGGCTATCTATTTCTTTTCTCCACTTAACAAGGCTTGCCTCGAGGCGATCCGTTTCCGCCCGTGCTATCACAGATATATCAATGTCTCCCAAATCGCTAGTGACATTAGGGGTGATTTTACCGGCTGCTTCCATCTCGGCAATAATAACCTCAGCTCTCGATAGGAGACGTGCCTGCCTGCCACGGCCCGTCCATTCTCTTCTGGCAACATTCTTTAATAGCCGTTTGATCTCGACCAAGTTAATGTTGTATTTTTTATAAACCTTTTCGCCAACAAGCTGTGCGACTGTGCCATATCTACCCTTCATGTTTTCATTGGCAATCCGATTAACATACTGGCCCAGCTTTCTGTTCTGCACTATGTTGCCTGCGTATTCCACAAACTCACCGTTAGATACAGCAGGACTGGCATACACATGACGAAAGAACATGCCTAGAGCCTGCGAGGGCATCTCTCGTTCTTTCACGGATTTCACTCCCCATCTCTTTGGTATATCACCCTGGTCTGATAATTCTAATTCACTCAACCCCCGTGACAACACACCATCATCTTGTACCGATTCTCCCATGACATTACTGGGCTGATATCCGGCACCTTCATTGTATAAAACGTGGCGAGCTTTGCCAGCTCCGCCAACTCCCTCTTGGATTAATTGCGCCTCATACCTTTTGGGTATCGCGGCAAGTTCAGACATAATGTCATACGCTGACACCTTGTCTCCTTCTTTGAATCCAAACAACGAACCCCCACGTTTATTAACTCTCCCTATTAGATCCTTGTCTAGCGTAACAACGGCAGACTTTAATGCAGCTACATATAAAGGTAGTCGCTCCACTACATCACGATATCCCGGCTGTAGAGTCAGGCTTATGTCTTCCCCCCTCATATTTTTTTTCACATCGCCAGGAGCAATATTCTTATACCTCTGGCCTGCGGGAGTACTGAGGTCAACTATAGAGTTACCCAATACAGTTTGATCTATATTGTTGTCTATAAAATATTCATCTGTAAAAGCAAAGTTAATCTGATTGCCCTGTTTCTCTGATAACAATAAGTTCTCTAAGAGTTCCCCCTGGGCGGTAACAATATTATTGTCCGCATCAAAAGATTGTGCTATGCGCCTTTCAATCGGACCACCCATGTTGGACTTTAATAGTTTAGGAAACAATGCCTGTATTGTGGCAATCCCAATCCCCGTCTTTTCCCTAACAACGGTCGCATGTCCTTCAACCCGGTTAGCCGTACCGTCAGACCAACTTTTAATCTTGTCAGCAGCTTCCCTTCCAATCCCCCGTTCATATAATTCTTCTGCGGTCTCAGGTTTTGTCCTTCGTTGAAAAAGATCCGGTATTATTGTGGATTTGCGTCGCAACATGTTGTTGGCCGTAGCCATTAGATTATTTGTTGCATTAACCGCTGTTTTATCTGCTATGGCCGACTTTACATTTTGATATGTCTGTAGCATTTTGCTACCAAACCCGGTCCTTGGTGACACCATCTCAATATCCGGTACACCAAAGGTGTTGTCATTGGCAGACGCTTGCTGTGCGGCAAAATCGTTTGCTGCGTTTGGCCTGATGTCCGGGGTATCAACTAGGCGTTTGGCTTGATGAATATCCACGATAGGCTGTATAAAGTCCCTGGTCACCGCCCCATGTATGCCATTACCAAGTACTGTCTTGGCAAGTTGATTGCCTGTGTAATCCTTCCCATATTTACCTGGGGGCGGTATAACGAAATCATCAGGAAGGCCCATGTACCTTTTCCACATATCAGGGGTTGCCCTTATCACTTTCGTCGCTTCATCATCAATCCCTGTTGGCCCTGGCAGAATAATACGTGGCACTTGCCCCTTGGACGCTACAAGTGTTCCCCCTGCCTGTGGCCCAGCGTACTCCCTAGTATGAAGGTTTCTCCCGGAGTTTCTCGCGTTGGCCTCTTCAAAGACACCTGATCCCCCTGTGGTTAAAATAGGCCGGTTAGAATCTAGCTTTCCTTCTGCAATCATAGTACGTATTCGGTCTACCTCCCAATGGGTCTCACGGGTGATAGGCCTAAACGCCTGGGCGAGTGACATTGCATTACCAGCATCCTCTTCTGCTTTAATTAAATCCTCCAGGTTGTCATACCAGTCTGTCGGACCTGTTTTCTCAGGAAGAGCTGGAAGCTCACCAACATCATTGCGAACAGCCCTAAGAAGCATTCTAGGTCTGTGCTGCGACCCACCGTAGTCAGCAGCATTTACTAGTTGTACATCCCATTTATACCCAATAGAATCTGCATCTATTGCATCTGTGATTTGCTTAAACAGCAACGTGTTTTGATACTGCGGAACATTTTCTATGGTAATAGTCTTGGGGCTGGTCATGCGTATGTTTCTTGCCACGGATGTTGCGATGGCATAATCATTCTCGTCAACTATCCGGTTGGGATTTATTAATGAAAATTTCTTACAAACTGGAGAGGCGTGGTAATGCTCGGCATTAGAAGCGATCAGTGACTGCAAGGAAGCATCATCAGCAATGCTCCTCGCGGTGAAGTTCGTTCCATGTGCGATATTGAACGCCTGGATAATCTCTGGATCATATTCATCAACGTGTACATTAACGTAAGAACCTGGTTTTAGGCCTCCAGCAAGTGTGCCAGTACCAGCCATAGACTCCGCTAGGCGTACTACCGTGGTAACTGGTGCGGTAACTGTGCCTTCCACTTCTTGTCGAGGCAAAACCCAAGTCGGATTGTCGAGCTGTTCTTCAAACATTTCATCGTAGAAGACATAATCAAAAGGTACGCCTTCAATATGTCCGCTGTTCACGGCATCATCAACTGCTTGCTTTGCAGTTGCGTTAACCTGATCCATGGGCAGGCCCTCTTCCTGTGCCTTCCTGCGGAACTTATTAACCATAGTTTCAAGTCCCCTAAATGTTAGCCTGGTACCGGCAATGCCACCTCGGACGCCAGTAAAGGCTGCTTTAAAAGGTGCTGTTATTATGCGCCCTGCAAGATCATCAATACGTTTAGGAATTAATAATGCTTGTCTGGTTGCTTCTGTGGTAGCCCTTACCGTATTACGTGCAGCTTGTTGAGCCAGGGTATCAGCTCCCATCTGAGCTGCTTTCCTAGCACCTAGCCTTGCAACAGTCTTTGCGGCAAATGCCGTGCCCCCGGTTAATACCGTCTCTCCAATACCGGCTGCCACTTCCGTTGGCAGTTCAACAAGCATCCTGTTAGAAAACTCTACCGGCCCAACCTTATGGCGTTCTGTTAGCCAGGGCATTGCTACATCCTGGACTTGCGCCATGATATCGTATTCTTCTGTCATCGTGGGATTACGGCCTTCACGATCACGAAAGGCCTGTTTGTCTGCCTCGACTTGTGCCCCAAGCTCTACATTACGAGAAGGATCTAGCCTCTCCCCCCAGCTCTCTGGCATTCCACCAGGCTTTAATCCAAACCCAGACGAAACATCCGCCCCGATATCTAAAATATCGCTTCCATACTCTCTTGCTCCATGCCATAACATACCGCCTATTCCGCCCTGCTCGTAGGCCTCTTTCAATTCTCCGATTCTCTGAATCTCCTCAACCGCAGCACGGCGAGGATATTCCATAGCAGCCTGTGCCGGCTTGCTCTGGAGAATAGGCGCAAGATATTTGCCCGCCAAATTCATTCCCGTCTGGGGAATAGGCCGGGCTTGTCGTTCTTCCCTCTGCCGCCGTTGTTCTGCCATCTGGCGTAGTTTTTCTCTTTGTTCTTCGCTAGGCATTAATAAAAGATGAACCTCGTTCTTGGATTAGTAAACTGCTGTGTGACTCCCCTCTCGAATTGCGGTAGCTGACCATATCTCTTAGTCCACGGATCTGTTTCCAGATAGTCCATGAATGTAGCAGGGGGTTGACCCTGGCGGAATGATCTGCCAATTTCACCAAGATAATCACCATAAACATCCTGATATGCCCTTTGCATATAGCGACTGCGACGTGGGCTTTGGCTTCCAAAGGCTTCTCCGGCAGGCGAACTAAAGTATGCCGCCTGTGGAAGCTGGGCTAAAACCATTTGCCCAACCGCCGGCGATAATGATCCCCAGCCACCACCCGCTAGGTAGTCTGTAAATGCATCACCATTAGCCATGATTAACTCCTATCCATAAAGTTGAGACAGTGCAGTGCTTGCATCAGTTCCGCCACCTGTCTGTGTCAGGAAGTAATTCAAGAAATTACCCATTGGGTTCTGGCCCACATATGCATCATATAATTCATTCAAGACACCCCCCATAGCCTGTCCAACAACACCCCCATAAAGGCCACCGCCCGGTCGTTGTAATGCCAAGAGATTCGCTAGGCCAAGCCTGTTTTCCCTTGCGCCCTGCCCGCTTGCATATAGTTCCCTAAACAGGGTAGCTTCTTCCGGGCTAATGGTTCTTGGTACCGCGGGCCCTGGAGATACACCAGCACCAGGCACGGGCTCACCAATGCCTGTTAGATACTCTAGAAAGCCACCAGGCCCTGTGCCCTCCGGCATTTGACTGATGCGACCAATCTCCCCCGCTAAAGAGCGTAAGTCTGTTGGAGTCGCGCCAGTATATCCACCCATAAAATCAGCAAAGCTACCACCAAACCCGGTCTGTGTACCGAATCTTGGTGTGCCTCCACCAAAGCCACCCAGATAATATTGCTGTAGTAGAGGTGACTGCAAGCCATACAGTGCGTTACGCATCACAGACCCTGGCGCAGTCCTGCGTGTAGCAAATTGTCTAAACCGTTCTGCCGGAGTAAACGCTGTTTCCCCTAGCCAGTCTGTATCTATCCCCCCTATACCTGCAAATAAATCTTCCATCGATGCATCGTTGCCATTGGGCATGTTGAACCTCCTAATATGGTCTTTCCTTCATAAAGGTAACTAAAAATTCCTCTCGTGTTTTACCTGCTGCTTCCCAGTTTTTAAGGTTGTCTGCCATCTGCTCCCGCATTCTTTGCTTTAACCAGGGCTCTGCATCAGGCGGTAAGTTATAGTCTGCCACCAGTCTCGCTGTTCTTCTAGCCGAACCAGAGCTATCGGGATCCATAAACAGCATTCTTTGATACTGAGTATTCGCATCCATTTCTTCACCCAAGATATCCTCATACGTTACGCCCATAAACTGGGACATGTTGTCTCGTAAGTTTTCTGCCGCATCAAAGAACATCCCTCGTCTATTCCTTGGATTATCCATAAACTGATTAGCCCAGTTTGTAAAGTGGTCGTGTTCTTGTGTCAGGTCTTCATCTATATATTGTGGTAGTTTAACTCCTTCTACTATCTGGTAATTAACACCTTTTGCTGGGTTGTCTCCTGGCCGACCCTCTGTATCCCAGGGTTCGGTTAAGTAATACAGCATTTCCGCTTCTGCATATAATTCCGGAAGCTTCTGTCGATAATCATATCGGCCTGATCCTTCTCTCTGATTAAACGCATTCAAGAACCTAGTGTAATAATCAGGGTATCCTGGACCGTAGGCCTCTTCTTTTGGCTTTGCCCAAATTTTGTCCCACATTGGGTCTAATCCTTCTTCCATTAACGCCTCTTCTTCTGTGGGCGTGAATCTTCCTTTAGGCATAGTCCCGCTTGCTTGCATAAGATCACGGTCTACTGCCCTTAATCGGTCATATGGAGTGCTATCTAGTGGGTGACCCAGCATTTGTTCTTGCGGACTGAGTTCGTCTGGTTCCAACCCTTCTTCCATTAACGCCTCTGCATCCCAATCGCCAGCCGAACCCGGCATAAAGTATGGTTTGTATTTATCCTGATCCGCGTCACCTAAATAAATATTGGACGGTATGTCTTGTTTCCATGACTCTACTGGCAAGGAAGTTGCCAGGCGGGGTGTGGGCTGCATAGTTGCAGTAACATCTTTGGATTCCTGATCCATAGAAAACTGTACAGCATCCACGGCATTTTGCCACGTCTGCATACTATTCCATTTATTGGGGTCAGCTGCACCACCGCTTATTTTGTTGTGATAATCCTCGAGCCACTCGTTCACCATGCCCATGTCTAGCTCTCCGGTCTGATAGTTACGCTCGTCTCCTATATATGCCTTCAGCGCGGCTGGGCCTTCATCTTTCAGAATATCATCTAAGACCCGGAAGTATTCTCGAGTCATTGCCTTGTCTTCTAGTTCCATAAACTTATTATTGGTTTGCTCGCTTACTCCCTGGCCTAACGTATGCTCCCAGGCTGCTTTGTTCCCCAGTTGGTTTAACTGCCAATTATCCCCGGCAGTGGTAATGCTATCTGTTATGGCGTCACCGATACCTTCTCCGATTGCCATTGTCCCCTCGCCTTGTGCCACCACACCCTCACCCAGTGGAGAGAACACGTTTTCCCCAAGCCAGTCACCAACGCCACTGAATATGTTTTTAATATCTGCTAGGAGGCCCCGGTCTTCAGCCTCGTCTTCAATCCTGTCAACAGCTCCGGTAAATGCCGGATGGTTAGAAATAGCATTTGCTTCATCAAAGAGGCCTTCGTCGTTGGTATTGAAGCCCACCTCGACAGCAGGAAATTCCTCAAGGAGACTGGCAATGTCTGGGACATCAAGCCCTGGACCCCAGGGTGTTAACATCCCTGTTACTCCAGCAAGAGCTGCCGGGTCGGCAGATCCTGCCATTTCAATCTGATATGCGGCTTTCTCGACGGCAAACTCATCATCTTCATAAGCGGACGCCATATCATAATCTTCCATATGGCCCAGCATAGTATTGCCGAAATCTTCCATTGATTCCTCAAATGTCTTATCACCGTAGTACATATCCCAGAAAACATTCGCTGGGCCTCCCGTCCATATACTCGCAGCCAACTCAGGAATTCTATTTAAATGACTACGCTGCTCCATTTATGGCCCTCCTTGTGCGCCAGGTCTCGGAGTGCCCGGCGGTACTAGTGGTCCTGCTTGTGGCGTAGGAGCTGGAGGGGGTACGCCCATCATGGCATTAGGCATTACTTCTGGTCGGGTAGTCGGTGGTCCCCCGGGAGGTCCGGTCGGGGAAGGGGGTCCGCCCGGTCCGGGGGGTCCCCCCGGTCCTGGGGGTCCACCGGCCTGCATTGCCATTTGTTGCTGCATCATCTGTGCAGCCTGTCGCTTCTGCATGATCACGTTCATCAATTCTCCTGTATAAAAACTGACGAGATCCTCACGCCCTTGACGCTCGGATGCTCGGAGTAGCGTCCACAATGCTGCTTCCGGCAACATTCTTTCCGCCATTTGTTCCTTAATAGAGTCATCCATCTGGTCGGCGTCTTGTATAGCCAAGATTCTATCTCTGATTGCACGATCTGACAAGAGAGGCGTTGGGCCTTCCCTGGCAATCTGTGCCATTGAGTACCTGGTCATATCGTCCTGTGGCAATTGTCCGACCAGATTCACGACCGGAACGCCGGTAGCTTTCAGCATATCAGGTTCAATTGTCTCTGTGAAATACATTCTATGCCGATCCATTCCTGATAACTCTAGCGACTGGAACGATCCGGTTACATATTGATCTGATACTAAATTGAATATCATTTCGTAGGCTTTCTCTACGCCTCTCAGGTATTTACTTACTACTGTTTCCACTCCCTGTCGGAGTGTATTAATAGCAAACCCTGAGAGCTGGAAGGGGACATCCCCATATACTGAGTAGGGGATAGCACCTCTTTGCATTTCCCCGGATACGAGCTGCATAAACGCACCTGTTTCCTTGGCCACTTCCAGAAGTCCCAGGGGTTCCACGTTCTCGTTTTGTGAAAGCGCAATCTCAGAACCCTCCAGGTATGGATCTTCATCTAAAGTTTTTGTTCCATCTCTGGATCTTACAATAAGCCCCTGCCTCCTGGATCTTGCTGTCATCTCCAGCATTGTACTCATCATCATGTTATGTTTTTCGTACAAATCCCTAGTGGACGTGTACACTGCTTCGCCTACATCAGCGATAGTATTGTCCATATTCGTATGGGTCATAGCGATTATGTATGGATTAGATCCTATCGGTCCCAAAAATACAGGAACCTGGTTGGCTCCGTGCTTGGTTTGTTTCTTCACAACCCTGATTAAAGGCTGATTCTCAGAGCCTGCGTGGATAATAATCGTGTTCATTTCCTTATCATAGAAGTCATAGACATCTATGCCCTCGGCTGTATACTGGCTATCCCAATCGACGCGTACATTATATTGCGCCAGTATCTGATCTCTGGTCTTAGGAACCTTGTAACACGCCCACTCTAATCCGTCTGATCCGACGCCCCAGTAAGTATGCATCGGGTCCCAGGGTGTGATATCCACGTATGTTGTGCCATCGTCCCGTTTTGCCAGCAAGGCTCTGCCGGAGTACCATCCACGGAGTGAAGAATACCATGCAAGTTGATCTCGTACCGTGGGCAGCATCATACGGCAGAGCCTCTCATCCGCTGCTTTAATAATACCAATAAGGAATCTTTCCTTTAAATCATTGCGGTCGCGTAGTTCCGGGTCGGCCTGGTCGTGCGGAATACGCACAGTCATCTCAGCTCCTGCTATCCACCCGATTACTTTCTGTGCGTAATTGTGTGGTTCATTAGAAGTATATGACTGATAGCCTTCCCCTGCGTCATAGGGGTCCAGCCTGTACAGAGAATGGTCATCCTGCATTCTCTGTCTGAGCGGTTCGGTCGCATTATAGTGGGCATCCACTAACTTAACGATATCTTCTGGTTTTCTACGTGCCATTTATACCCACCTTTTTACGCGAATACTGTCACGGTTGTGTACATATCCGTAGCCAAACTTATCAATCAGTCCATAGATAAGGGCTTTGACGCCGTGATTGTTCTTATCTTCAGGTACTTCCCCCACTATATTACCTTCTCTATCTGTTTTCCACCTATATGCTTTCGTTTGTCCGTCGAAAGGATTAGGCGATGCACCGAATTCTGACAGTAATCCCTGGCACTTTGCGTCTATTACTATCTTTGGTGCGTGTGTAGAGGGGTCAATTTTAAGCCAGCTCTTCAATCTTTCAGATCCTTCATTGATTTTTATCTTCTGACTAGCCATAAAGAGCCCTGCTTTATCCAGCCACAGCTCTGCGGGAGCTGCCATTGCCTGGTGCTGGGTACCGGCTATATCAATGACGCCGTACTTTACATCCCGCCACCACGGCCTGGCAGTAACAATATCTATAATATCCTCGGTTATTAAACCCTGTTCATATATTTCATCGATAACCCGTATCTGTTCCCCAACGAATTGTATCACCTCGACTGCATATGCTCCGGCGTACCCCGGGTCCATCCATATATGAACAGGGACATGGGGATCATACTCCACGTTGCCGACATGTGCATCAGGCCGGAACTCAGGGAAGACCAGACCCCTTGGAGGACTGGGCTTTCCTGCTATACGTTCCATAAAAAAGTCATCGCTGGCTAAATTCTTCAGCCTGATAATCTCTGGATCGTTCTCTCCGCCCGGATATAAATACTTATTAGTCCAGCTCGGTAGGGAATAGGCCCTGGCCTGCTTATCAGCTCCCGATGCCCACGCTGTAAACATCTGTGGATACCATCCGAGAGATCCCTCAAATGTACCTGAGAGGAACAGCCATCCCTTTTTAGGGGCACATCTGCCCATAAGCCTGTGGAATGTATCTAAATCCAGTTGAGATGCCTCGCACCCAAGTATTCCGTTGGGGGCTCTCATTGCCAGTGTCCTGTGGTCTTTAGCGGATTTAGTCTCTATCCTCGTGCCGTCCACCAATTCCAGGAACCCGGGATCTACACGGAGAGAATATTTCTTTAACATCTTCAATATCCCAAAATTATCCTTGAGATATTCAAATTCAGCCCTTGTTCTTTCGTAGTCCGCAGCTACCAGCCAATATAACGCAGGACCATGTTCTTCATTATGTAAGAAATACTGGTGCAGGAGATACTTGGAAGCAATCATGCTCTTACCAGCCTGCTCTCCCCCGGCCACGAGGTTAAACCGATACGGAGAATCTATAATAACCTTCTGCTCCTTGGTAGGAACAAAGCCCACTATATCAAATACCTGGTCTCTAACCGGCTTCCTAACGGCAGTAGTCATCTTTTACCTCTTGCGTCCCACCTTATCATGCTTACGTGCCTTCTTACGGGCCTTCTTCATCTGCTTAATCGACTTGGGCTTCGCCATTGCCAGTCCTCTTTCTATCCAGAATACTATCCAGCGTCTCTTCAATATTCTCAGATAAAGGCTCCTGGCTAGTTAATTCCTGACGGGCAGCCTTGCGCCACTCCGTGATAAGCTCCCTCGCCGAGTCTTCCCCAACAACCATCTGCGGCTTAAAGATATGGCCCAGGAACGCATTCAATAAAGAAATAAGCAAAACATCAGATCCACGATTCTTGTCCGGGTTCTGAACCCTGTCAATCGCCACCGCTAACATCTTCTCCCCAAATGCTACCTTGGACTGCTCGAGATCGTCCGCAAAACCAGGGTCATCTTTTATCCATCTGAAATACGTAGCCCGGGAAATGCCGGCTACCTTGATTGCCTTGGAGTTACCACCCCATTCCTCTACGGCCTGGAGCAATAGCTTCTTGTTTAAGGCCATGCCTTCGGGCGTATTGTCGTAGTTTCCCTTTGTGCTACGCTTTGCCATTAACATCTCCCTATTTACATACTTACATAATTACATTTACGGGTCTTATAGAGACCCGAAATGTAATGTAATTTGTAACTTACATAATAATTACATGTAATTACATTGTAACTAGTCACGAATTACATGTAAGTTACAACCAGTTACATTGTAATTCCTAGATCCTTGTAACAATCCCATGTAATCCTATGTAATTACTAACATAGGAAGACATATAAGTCAATCTACATTGCGTAATAATGAATACATTGTGGACGTAGCGCGTTGCCGGGAGGCCTTTTAGCGGAAAATTTATTGTCAGGGGTATCCATGTACTATCCCAACTCCACCCAAGCCCTACCCCTCCCCCCTGATTGCTGACGATTATGTGTTCTAAAGTGCGATGTTGCTGCCCTAGGTGTATGAGACCGCCCATTGTTGTCGCTCCGCTCCGTTGCCCAGCCTCCTGTCCACCCCCGGATGATGCTACTGGTGATGTTCTCCCATGTGTTGTCTCTAGTGTCTGTATTGCTTAATAGTGTCTTGCTTAATAGTGTCTTGATCATAGTGTTGTGGTGTGTTGTGTGAGGGTGCCGGGTTCATGCTCGGGCCCGGGCTCGGGGTTCCTAGGGTTCCTGGGATGCCTGGGATGCCTGGGATGACAGGATAAAATCCCTTTTTATATGGAATTACACTGTATCTACTGTCTACGTCCACGCATGCGCCACGTTTCCAGGGATTGCGCCTGTCAAAGCCTAGGAATTCGGCCCAATTCCCAGACTTGTGACGGTGTTAGCATAGGATGATCTAGCTATAAATCTATTGACTATAGGTATGGACATTCGGCTATCATGAGCGTATAATCTAGAGGTAGGCCAAGCTTACAAATACAAAATTGTGGAGTGTGAACATGGTAACAAGAGCGGAATTGATAGAATTCGCCGAGGCGGCGATTAACAACCCGGACGGCCTCGGCCATGGGGCCCCGGCCCATTGGGGCCCGAATTGGAAACGGGCCCACAGTAAATTCACGGAATTCACGGCCACAGGTCAACCACAATGGAATATATTCGTCAAAGGCAATTCCAAGTTAAAGTTTTGGCAGTTTTCCACACTGCCAAAAATATCTTGCCCAGGGGCGGGTGACTGTCTAAATTGGTGTTATAGTTTCAAGGCTTGGCGGTATCCTGATGCATACTTTAGACAATTACAGAATACTATTCTGATTATGAATAAATCCGAACATATCACGAATGCATTCTTAAACTTACCAACAAATGAGACCATCCGTTTATATGTTGACGGCGATATAGACAGCCTGGACACTCTCGAATTTTGGTTTGATCTATTGGCCAAACGGCCCGACTTGCAAGTATATGGATACTCCAAGTCATGGGCCGTGTTCCTAGCATATGACAAAACTGGCCAACCTTGGCCAACAAATTATATGCTTAATTTATCAGGTGGTAGTAAATACAACGGCCAATTACGGGCCCATATGGAACAATTGCCAATTGTCCGCGGGGAATTCGTCGCAGTTACGGCACCCTTTAAAATGCCTAACAAACTAGACACGCCGACACTATGGGCACAATGGGCAAAAGTAGTAAAAGAATCAGCGCGTAAACTTGGATATGCAAATTCGTTTGTATGTCCGGGCAAATGTTACGCATGCCTACCTAATCAAGAGCATGCTTGCGGATCTTGGAAGTTTAAAAATATTCCTGTAGTTATAGGCATACATTAAAAATTGATCTGGTCCATTGGAATTCTGGAAATTTTCCAGAATTCCAGAGGAGCTTAGGCCAAATCCGAAAACGTGGCCATGAGCAATGAATACATTATGAAAGGGGGCGAAAATATTAGACCGAGACACATTGCGACTAGCAACCTGATCCGAGGAACAATTAATACAGAATAGAAAGAGGTAACATTGAATTCTAAACAAGCTATCGACCAGGGATTTATCCCATACCCATACACATTCCCGGCCATTAAATTTGTAGTGGTCGAGGATATAAAAGCAGTGAATACAAAACAGAAAGAGGTGACGGCAACAGATTAATCGCCCTGACGAGACCGAGTGGCTCCCGGTCGAAACACCCCCCGGGGGGTGTAGGCGAGAGCCATAAATACAGTATAGGAGTAGAACATATGGGAAAGATTAAGAGACTAGTAGAGGAGAATCCACACGGGATATGCGAGGCAATGGTTGACTCGCTCCAGACTACCATTAAGACATTACAGGAAAGAACTAATACGAATTCTTATACAGTCAGAGTCTATTGCGATAGGCAAGGGGTCGAGGTTGAGGAAGTAGTTAACCTACCAGACCACATTGCAACAAGTTTGTCCATCATCGGGGTTGTTGCTAGGGTGATGACCATTGCTGAACAACAACATAGCGGACAGTGTGGAACTAAACATGATCCATGTATATCTGAAGGAATAGCCAATGCATCCTTTAGGCTAGACCCCAAACAGGAACAGAGTATGACTGAAGAAAAAACATTTATTCACTATGACACAAGAACACCTCTTGGATTAGAGATACTAGAAGAAGAAGTCTTTGACCTACAAGTTATATTGGAGAACTTTGGTACAGGTGAAGGAGATTTGAAGGTAGAGTATCCAGAATTTTACACATTCCTAATGACTGCAAACGTAGGTGATAGCAAGTCTGGTATGTATGGACAGGGAACGTATGACTGTTGGAAGCGAATATCTTAAAGAGAGAGGAGAAAATAATGGTTGATCCAATAAGTCGGGAAGAGAAAGTCTTGAGAGCTGTACGCAAGATGTTAAGCGATCACTATGACATCAGTGAATACAACCTGGAAATAAACATCAGTGGTGGTGCAACCCGGATCAATATAATCCTGATGCCCACCCAGGAGCAGTTTCCGGAACAGCACTGTAGCGTTCACGGCGTTCAATTAGGCCGAGGTTGGCACGGGCCGAAAGACTGCGAAGGGGGTGAGAGTTAAAACAATTCAAGATCCGAGGGGTGGTCACTAAGGACCACCCCTTTTTTTTGGGCCGGGCAGGTGGTGCACTCTGCACCGTTTACCCGACCCAATGAATACAGAACAGGGGGTGAGCCTTGACGATAGTAATTTGTGGTGAGTGCTTACGATTAATACATTCTACAAGGTGGCACTGGCTTCTATGCTTCTTCCGCAAACACCAACTACCTCGCCGATGCCAGTGCCGTTGGTGTAAGAAAAGTTGACTTTAGTACGCCCTAATTGTATAATAGCTTATAGATCACAATATCTTTAGTAAGGAGGAAACATGATCAGAATCCATAACGGCTGTAGCTGTAGGAGTAATGCCTGTATCGTGGAATTGTACGAGCCCGTCGAGGCTCGTAACTACATAGGTGTATCAGCTTCTACGTTGAATACGTATAGGAATGAGGGATGGTTGCAAGGCATTCCATTTCAGCGTGGGTATGTGTACACCAAGGATCAGCTTGATGCTGCAATCAAGGTAAAAAATGCAGACAGAATTAATACAAACGTGAAGGAGATTTATGCCCGCTGACCCAATAGCGATTGCCGGTATCGTTGAAAGATATTTTGAACCGGAAGAGACCCGGCCAGGTAGAATAATTTTGCGCCCGGATAACGCGGATGAAACGATAGACTTAAAGATTTGGTTAGCCCGGGAGACTAGAGAAAAACCAAAATACCTAGTGATCCTAGAGGCCCAGCTCGGAGACGTACATAGCTTGGAAGGCCAGCATATCATGGTATCAGCCAGACCTTCCGGGGAATATGAGGGTAGGTCTCAGTACAACCTGGTTTCAGTAACAATAGCGAAACAGCCTGATGCTACGAGCGTTGAGCCCACCGCCACAGCTCCACCCCTAGCTCCAACCCCACAGGTGGTAGCACCTACCGGGTGGACACCATCCCAATCAGATCAGTGGAGAGCTGATGGACAAGAGACTGGCAACTCCAAGACCAATGCGACGGCTCTCATAGTAGCGTACTACGAGCGCACAGGAGAGTTCCCAGATCCCGAGTGGATAGAGATGGCAGCACTGGCAGTTAACAAGTTGGCTGCACATATACGTGCGAATACCATTGGGGTGGAAGATATCGTAGATGAAGAGGACGTTGTGGACAACACCCCTGATGACCAAGGGGTAATGAAGGTATGAACCTACAGGACATCTACCCTACCCATAGATTGAACGATCCGTGGACTTCTACTCAGCCGGTGGCCAACAAGCCCCGGCTGAAAGAGGTAGTATTGAATACAATAGAAGAGTACCCCGGCGCAACAGCCGGGGAGATAGGAGACAAGAACCCAACAATATCAGGACTATGGAAGAGACTCCCGGAACTTGAGCGTGATGGCCTCATCTTTCGGGGAGAGCCTCGAGTGTATGGGGGGAGCGGTAAATACCAGGCAACCTGGTACATCAAAGAAAAACAATTACAGATGTGGAGTATATAAAATGGCAAAAGAAATAAAAGAACCAATAACACAGGAACATACCCTAAAGTCTAAAACAAATGTAAACATTACCCGGATCACCAGAAAACACGGGGACAATGAGGTGCATAAATACATGGTGACGTACCCGGGGGGAGAACCTAGTGCTGAACTATCGAGCGTGACCGCCTTGAATACGCATACCGCAGGAGATAACTTTGGTATAGCTGTTAGCTGGGCCACGAAATTAATCCGGAATAGTAAGCCGACTAACTTCAATGCAGCCAAAGAGGAAACTGCCAAGAGTATAGCTGAAGGCAATGCTCTACATGAATGTATCGAGAGGTACATAAAAAGTAACGGCAAAGAAATAGATGAAGAGAATGATATGTTTACAGCCTGGCTGAAAGATGTCGGATCTAAACATAACTGGATTGCTTCAGAGGTGTTCCTCTACCACCCGGTACTAAACTATGGTGGCACAGCAGATGCTATATCATTTGATCCTAAAACTATGGAGCCTGTCTTATGGGACTGGAAAACCAAAAATCGCGACACTTATGAAACTTATGGGCCCGCATTATATTCTAAAGACCATGCCCAACTCGCAGCTTATGCTAATGCCCTGGATAACATGGGTAGTATCTACACCCCCACTAAGGCAAACATTGTATACATCATGAGAGACGGCTCTTATGCTGATGTTGTCCCGGTAGACCTGCGACTCAGCACAGAAATCTTTGGGCTGTCTGCCAGGATGGCTCACTTGGTAGGACAACTAACGGGATCTATCAAGGGGGCGAGATGATCTGCACCCTTGATTATCCACACGCACCTATATGGTGCGATGCCTGTTACAACCAACAGCAACAGGCCCTGATACTAGCAGAGATGCGGCGGACCAACAACCTCAAGGAAAGAGAAATAGAATTAAGAACGCTAGGAGAATGGGTGAACACTGAACAGTCACCACGCCGTGTGTATTTACAGGCTACACCTCGTCCGGCAGAATCTCCTAAGACTACAGGGGGGACAAACATTGAACCCAGACGAATTGATGGATGATATTACCGACCCAAAGAAAAGAACAGATAACTTTGAACTTGGTGGTATACGAGGCACTGGCAACTACACCCTGACGTGGCCCGAATTAAATGTCCGGGCTACCGCTAAGTACTTTCGTACCAGCCATGACAAAGAAGTGAAAGCTGAGATTCAGTTCTCATCGGAACGCATCACTAGTCAGGGCCATCTACGTGGGGGGCGAGTCATATTGACTAGCCCCACTAGTAGAAACTCATTCGCTAAATTACTATTCGATGCAGATCCAAGCGTTGAAAAAGCAGAGTGGGACATCATCATGGAGCAGCTCTGCGAATCAATATTAACTGACTATCGATCAGGCTCACCAGAGATGCTGCTAACCGGTGACGCCAAAGAGGAACAGGCCGAGTGGCTCATTTATCCACTAATACAAGTAGAAAACCCAACACTAATTTTTGGTATTGGATCTGCCGGCAAAAGTTTATTCGCTCAGTACCTAGCAGTGCTGGTCGATGCCGGCTATGAACATGGCGGCCTAAAGGTACAACGTAAGAACGTGCTGTACCTGGACTGGGAAACATCTTATCAAGAACTACATAGCCGTGTTACACAGATACGTAGTGTGTTGGGATTGCCAGGCAAGTCACACATATGGTACAAGTCGATGACCTCTGGTATAGCCGATGAGGTTGAAACCCTAAAGGATATAGTATCTGATAAAGAAATAGAATTTGTTGTTATAGATTCTATGGGAACAGCAGTAATGGGCGACGCAACCGCACAAGACGTAGTGTTACGGGCATTCATGGCATTACGAGAACTAAAGATATCTTCTATGATTATTGATCATCCAAACAAACAGGAGACAGGGCTCAAGGCATTGCATGGTTCTGTCTATAAGGTTAATGCTTCTCGCCATGTGTTTGAGGTATTAAAGGATCAACAGGTAGGAGAGAACGTAACCAAGTTTGGTTTGTTCCACCGTAAAGCAAACAATACCGGGCTGATAAAAGAGATGGGGTGGCAGTTCAGCTTTGAGGATAATCGCTTGTCATCCATACAAAGGCTTAGTTCAAGCGATATATCTAAAACAGAGATGCGTACTGCCCAGACACAATATGACCAGGTTAAAAACTACCTGATGTCCGGGGCTAAAACAGCCCAGGAAATAGGGGACTACATGGAGAGGAGTATGGCTCCTCGCCTGTCTGAATGGGTAAGAGATAACAAGTTAACCAAGGTGGGAGAAAAGTACGCCTTGCCTGCTACCTATGATGAAGTACCATATGAGGGGGGAGCATGGACCAAAATATAGTAGACCTTAGACAAATTGAAAAAGGCGTACAGCTCTATGAAACTGTACGCCTTAATGGCTTCACGATTATCCCGGATGGTGCGGACCTAGGGGTGAAACCCCCTGATACAATAGACCCAGGCCAACTCGAGATAATAATGAAGATGTTAAAGAATAACAAACAGGATCTCGTTACCTTGACGGCAGACCTACCGGGTATTCGAGCAATGCTGACGGCCACACAAGAGAGGATGATCCATACACATGAATGGCTGATGGATCATCTGGATTTATGGGATAGACTAGAGAAACTATACCGGGAGATAGCACCACAGGATACCGAGTGCATACATGCACCAGAAAATTTTTGCTCAGAGGCTGCGATAGTTAACTGCAAAGCCTGTGAGGGGAGACATTATGGGAAACAACTCACGTAAGTTTTACTATGGGGATAAGGTGCAGTTCGTACCTCGAACCGCAAAATACAATAGGCACTGGAAACACCAGGGGTACATAACAGGAACCTCTATTCATATTAAAGACAACAATCGCTATGCCACCTACCAGGTGGAATGCTTTTGTGGTCAACGCCTGGTTCCAAAAGCTATAGAGCTAGTCCTCGTACAAGCACGAGGGATTGAAGAAGACCAGGAGCCTACGATGGATAAGAGAAGGCGTCACTTTCTGGAACAGCTATCACTTGATCTAGATGGTACGCCAATGCAACTGGCACAGCAGGTTACCCTGGTGTTGCGTGTACTCCCGGATAAATACAAGGGCGTTGTGATGGATCGCTTTGGATTGAACCCGGACCATGAGTTTCGGTTAACACATGCAGAGATTGGTGAAGGATTAAATGTCACCAAGCAACGAGCCCAACAGATAGAACGCCGGGCATTCGAGATGATGAGGGGGCGTACATGATTACTGAACTCAGTTTGTTTACCGGATATTCAGGCATTAGCCTGGGCGTGAAACTCGCTAATATTAACACAAGGACAATAGCTTATGTCGAATGGGAGAAGTATGCACAAGAAATTATCAAAGCAAGAATCAAAGACAAACTCTTATCGGACGCACCCATCTTCTCCGATATATCTTCCTTTAGGGGTGAACAGTTTAGAGGAATGGTTGACCTCGTTACAGCAGGATTCCCCTGCCAGCCGCACTCGTTTGCTGGAGCCAGGCGATCTTCTGAGGATTCCAGAAACAAATGGCCTGATACGCTCAGAGTTATTCGTGAAGTGGCTCCCAGATATATCCTCTTGGAAAACGTCTCAGGTCTCCTTTCTAGCTCAGTTGATGAACGAAGC